GATTTAGAAAATAATCCTTTATGAGTTTAAGTCTTGAAGCAATTCAAGAGATGTGGGAAAAAGATGCAAAGATAGACAGAGATAATCTACACGAAGAATCATTGAATATCCCTTCTCTTCATGCAAAATATTTTGAATTATATAATACTATATTCCTTTTAAGAAAGAAAGCAGAACAGCAAAGGAAAAACATCCGTCATGAACGGTATGAGTATTTTAGTGGGAAAGCAGACCCGGAAGTATATGTAGAGAATCCCTTTGGTAAGAAGATAAGGGATAAAGACACAATGACTAAGTATCTTGATGCTGATGAGAAACTTTCTAATGCTTCACTAAAGATAGATTATTATGATACAATGTTAGTATATATTGAAAGTATTCTTAAGGTGATACAGAACAGAACGTTTCAAATTAAGAATGCAATTGAGTTTATGAGGTTCCAATCTGGATTAGGTTGACAGGGGTAAATAAATACCTATAGATGTATGGGTATGTGTGAGAACGGATGTTGTTATAGAAAAGAAGAATGAAGTTTTTTTAAAGGTGAATGCGGAACCGCATGTCTTTATGGAACTATCGGATCACTTTACTTTTGATGTTGAAGGTGCAAAGTTCATGCCTCAATATCGTAATAAGTATTGGGATGGAAAGATTCGTTTATTTTCAACATCTAACGGACAGATATATGTAGGATTACTTGATAAGATTATTGCTTTCTGTAAAAAGCATGATTACTCATATGGGTTTGAAAATAATGATTATTATGGAACACCTTATGAAGTAAATGAGGGTATATCATATGAAGGTGTTAAAGATTATATGAGTGCTATTTGCAATCATTCTCCCAGGAAATACCAGATCGAAGGAGTATATGATGCTTTAAGGCATAATAGAAAGTTATTGATAAGCCCCACTGCATCAGGAAAATCTCTGATGATTTATACCCTCGTAAGGTATTATGTGGATAAAGGAGAAAAAATTCTCTTAGTTGTTCCCACGACATCTCTTGTAGAGCAGATGTACAAGGATTTTCAAGATTATGGCTGGAACGCTGAGTCATATTGTCACCGAATATATGCTGGTAAAGAAAAGACAAATGAATATCCAGTTACTATTACTACTTGGCAATCTGTTTATAAATTAGAAAGAAGTTTCTTTAAAGATTATAGTGTAGCAATAGGTGATGAAGCTCATTTATTTAAGAGTAAATCACTTATATCTATAATGACAAAACTAGCAGATGCAAAATATCGTTATGGTTTTACAGGAACTCTAGATGGTTCACAAACACATAAATGGGTATTGGAAGGATTGTTTGGACCTTCTTATAAGGTAACAAAAACTGATGAATTAATAAGACAAGGACATCTTGCTCAACTTGATATTCAATGTTTAGTTCTTAAACATCCTCCACAAAAATTTGAAACTTATCAGGATGAAATAGAATATTTAATTACTCACGAACAAAGAAATAATTTTATAAAGAATTTAACTTTAGATTTAAAAGGAAATACTTTAGTATTATTTTCTAGAGTAGAAGCTCATGGTGCAGTATTATATGAAAAGATAAATACAAATAAGAAAGATGATAGAAGAGTATTCTTTGTCCACGGTGGAGTTGACACTGAAGAACGTGAATTAGTCAGGGAAATTACAGAAAGAGAAAACAATGCAATTATCGTTGCTTCCTATGGAACATTTTCTACAGGCATTAATATTCGGAATCTCCATAACATTATCTTTGCCTCACCGTCAAAATCGAGAGTTAGAAATCTCCAAAGTATTGGGAGAGTACTTAGAAAAGGAGCAAACAAAATTAAAGCCATATTATATGATATAGCTGATGATTGCACTAAAAACTCCAAAAGAAATTATACACTAAATCATCTTATTGAACGCATTAAAATTTACAACGAAGAGAATTTTAATTATGAAATAATTACAATACAATTAAAGAAATGATGGAAGAAGATTTTTACGCCACACTTAAATTTAAAAACGGAGAAGAGATATTCTGTAAGGTTGCTCCTTCAGAAGAAGAAGGTAGAACAATGCTCATAGTTTATCATCCAATTATGATATATGAGATTAAACACAAAAGTGGTGGCACTATCGGATATAAAGTAGAACCTTGGTTAAAGACTAGTAATGAAGATCTTTTTATTATTAATATGAACGACGTTCTGACTTTAAGTGAATCTTCAGACGTTGAGATGATTCATATGTATCAAGCATTTATTAGAGATGCTACCGAAGAAAAGAATGGACAATCAAAGATGAGTCGTAAAATGGGATTCTTAGGAAGAGTTGATGATACAAAAGAACTTCTAGAGAAAATATATAAAAATAATAATACTAAGAGCTCTCCCGATCAACCCTGACAGAGTTATTCTATTGGGTTATTGAGAACTTGTCAAGCAGAGGTAAAAATGTTAGAATACCTACATATGAGTGAGATATCTTATGTTGAAACGGGGAACAATGCCAAGAACTAAGAAAAGGTCGGAACATTATGTTAATAATAAGGAGTTCCTTGCCGCATTAATTAAGTATAGAGAAGATAAAGAGATTGCTGAGATCAAAGGTTTACCAAAGCCTCCTATTCCTCGTTACATTGGTGAATGTTTTTTAAAGATTGCAAATCATTTATCTTTTAAACCAAACTTTGTTAACTATATGTTTAAAGAGGATATGATTTCTGATGGCATAGAGAATTGTGTGCAGTATATTCATAACTTCAATCCTGAAAAGTCTCAAAACCCGTTTGCTTATTTCACTCAGATTATTCATTATGCTTTTCTTAGAAGGATACAAAGAGAGAAAAGACAGTTAGAAATTAAGAATAAGATTTTAGAACGTTCTGGTTATCAAGAAGTTTTTGATGATAGTAATACTATTGACGGATCTAATTATTCCGATTATAATCAAATTAAGGATGCGGTTCATTCTAAACTTCGTTATTCATGAATGAATCTTATCAAAGTTCAACATATTAGTGAGGTTTATGAAGGGAAGTATCCTTTTCATCAACAACTGAGCGATGAGCTTTTACCTATATTAAATGATTATCCCGATCAACAGGACAATAGAACTAATGTTAAAGCAACTCATACTGAGTGGGATTTTCAAGCAGATAATCCTCACATTAAGAAATTAAAAAAATATATTCTTAATGAGATTGATACATATTGTCCCATTTCCACTGTACTTGATACAGAAAGTATCAAATTTTGTTTTCATGAGATGTGGGCTAATATTTACAATAAAGGAGATCATACGCTAAATCATCATCATTTACCTCACAACTATAGTTTTTTATATTTTTTAAAAGCAAAGTGGTATCATTCTCCTCTTGTTTTTCGTCCACGACCCGTAGATCGGAGATATCATAAATTGGATCCTATTATTCTTCCAACAAAAATACATCCAAGGGAAGGTAAATTTGTTATTTTTCCATCTTATTTACGGCATGAAGTTCCTATGCATAGATTTAAAGGACAAAGAATAACTTTATCTGGTAACATAAGAATGGCGGATTCTTGGTAAAATGAAGATAGCAATAATAACCGATCAGCACTTTGGTGCCAGAAAGAATTCACAAATTTTTCATGATTACTTTTTAAAGTTTTATGAGAATATTTTCTTTCCTGCTTTAGAGAAGGAAGGTATTACTACTGTTGTGGATATGGGAGATACCTTTGATAGTCGCAGAGGCATTGATTTTTCTGCATTGAGATGGGCAAAGGATAATTATTTTGATCGTCTTCATAAGATGGGATGCACGGTTCATACCGTTGTAGGTAATCATACAGCTTATTATAAGAATACTAATGAAGTAAATGCTGTAGATTTATTACTCAGAGAATATGATAACGTAAAGATATATGCTGATCCAGAAGAAGTCAAGATAGGTAACTTAAAAATACTTTTTGTTCCTTGGATTAATAAGGAGAATGAAGAACAAACAATTAAGTATATTAAAAAATCAAAATGTCCAGTTGCTATGGGACACTTGGAACTAAATGGGTTTCAGGTTAATCAACAGGTGGTTATGGATCATGGATTTGATCATAATTATTTTAAAAAATTTGATAGAGTTTATTCAGGACATTTTCATACTAGATCAAGTCAGGAAGGGATTCATTACTTAGGAAATCCTTATGAGATATATTGGAATGATGTAGAGGATACTAGAGGATTTCATCTATTTGATACAGAAACACTAGAACATACTCCTATTAATAATCCCTATAGATTGTTTTATAAAATTTATTATGAAGATACGGATTATCAACTTTTTGATACTAGGGAATATGAGAATAAGATTATAAAACTTATTGTTCGTAAGAAAACGGATAATAAGAAATTTGAAAAATTTATTGATAAATTATATGAAGCTAATGCAGCAGAGATAAAGATAGTTGAGAATTTTGATTTTAATGGGTGGTATACCGATGATTTTGAACCTTTTGAATCTGAAGATACTCTCTCTATTCTTAATAGATATATTGAGGATTCAGAAGCAAGTCTTGACAAATCTCTTATTAAAAAGATGATGCAAGAAACTTATCAGGAGGCATGTGAGTTAATTTAATGTTTATCTTAACTGTTGCTGGTAAAGAGAATGAGGGAGCTTATTCTGTAAAAGATGGTGAAGGAAATAGAATCCTTTATCTATTTGAAGCTGAAGATGATGCTGAAAGGTATGCTATGATGTTGGAGGAAGATGATGATTATCCAGAGATGCATGTTCTAGAAGTAGAATCTGAAGTGATGATAAAAACTTGTAAAATACATGGGTATAACTTTACTGTTATTACCCCTAATGACATTGTAATTCCTCCTAAGATCGAACATGATTTTTTTTGAAAAGATACGTTGGAAAAACTTTTTAAGCACTGGTAATCAATATACTGAAATTGATTTTGCTGATAACAATACTACTCTGATTGTGGGTAGTAATGGGAGTGGTAAGAGTACAGTATTAGATGCATTGACTTTTAGTTTATTCAATAAGCCATTTCGTAAGATTAGTAAACCTCAATTAGTTAATACAGTTAATGAAAAGGATTGTAATGTTGAAGTTGAATTTTCTATAGGATCTATTGATTGGAAGATTGTAAGAGGAATTAAACCAAATATTTTTGAGATATGGAGAAATGGTAATCTAATGGACCAATTCTCTAATGTAAATGACCAACAAAAGTGGTTAGAACAGAATGTCTTGAAGATGAATTATAAGTCTTTTACTCAGATTGTTATTTTGGGTTCAAGTACCTTTGTTCCTTTTATGCAATTAACTGCTTCTCATCGAAGAGATGTGATTGAGGATTTATTGGATATTAAAATATTTTCTTCTATGAGTAATATTATTAGAGATAAGATTCGTTTGAAGAAAGAAGAAATAAAGGTTCTTAATCTTAAGAAAGAATCTCTTATGGATAAAGTTAACATGCAAGAGACCTTTATTGAAGAGATAGAAAATAGAGGTAAGGAAGATATAGAAGATAAAAAAGGAAAGATATTACAATTAAATGTTGAGATAGATACTCATTTAGAAAAGAATGAGATGACAGAAGGAGATGTGGATATTCTTACAAAGGAATTGGAAGATGTAACAGGTGCTACAGAAAAACTTCGCACTCTTGGTGGGTTAAAGGGGAAGATTTCTAATAAAGTAGCAACCATTACTAAAGAGCATAAGTTCTTTACTGATAATGTAACATGTCCTACATGTACCCAATTAATCGGGGAACAGTTCAGAATAAATAAAATTAACGACGCTCAAACTAAAGCTAAAGAGTTGCAATCTGGTTACAAAGAACTGGAAGAAGCAATTAAAAACGAAGAGGAGCGAGAGCGTCACTTTACCCACTTATCTAAGGAGATTACTAAACTAACGCATGGCATTTCTAAAAACAATACTCGGATATCTGGATGTCAACGACAAGTCAGAGATTTGGAATCGGAAATTCAGACACTTACCGACCAACTTGCAAATAGAAATACTGAGCATGACAAGTTAGCAAACTTCAAAGAAAACCTAAAAACTACATACGACGAATTATCTTCACGGAAGGACACCATAAACTATTACGATTTCTCGTATAGTTTGCTTAAAGACGGTGGAGTTAAATCCAAAATCATAAAGAAGTATC